AAGGAGAAAACCTCGGTCAGTTCAGTTGGGGTCGCATCTCCAACCTCGTGAGAGACATTGATGATTCTCTCGACTTCAACGATGTTGATGGTTCAACCTTCTCTTCCGAGATGGAAAACTATCCTCAGATCGTCAGAACTGCCGAAGGTTTAAGAAATGAGGGCGGACTCGGAAAGCGTGTATAAATATTGTTACGGTATTTTATCGCACTCTGATTTTATACGATGTCCGCACTTATTACCGACGAGTTTAGGCTGTTTAACGCCGACAACTTCGTCACCTCTGTAACAGATCCAAATAACTCATATTACATCTTTGTAGGTCTCCCGAACCCCGTTGGAGATGGGTATGGTAGAACACTCGATTGGAATGATGATCCCCCATCACCAATCGATAGTTTTGCTTATGTCCGACATACATACGATACTATGATGTATGGTCGTCGTATCACTCCCGGCAACATTCGCCGAGTGATTCGTCGTATCGATTGGGTCCAGGGAACTAGGTATGAGCAATATCGTGATGACTATAGCGTATTCAATGTATCACCAAATACTGGTTCAACTCGCCTCTATGATGCAAACTACTACGTTGTAAACAGCGACTTCAGAGTGTATATCTGTTTGAGCAACGGTTCTAGTGGTGCTAATACTAAAGGTAATGGTTCTGAAGACGAACCCACCTTTGTAGATACTGAACCAAGCGCAGCAGGTAGTAGTGGTGATGGATATGTTTGGAAGTATCTCTTTACAGTATCTCCTGCCGATGTTCTGAAGTTTGACTCAACTGACTACATCACAGTTCCCAGTGATTGGGAAACATCTGATACACCACAAGTCACCGCTATCCGTGAGAGTGGCGACTCAGAGATCAATGACTCTCAGATTAAACAAATTTATATTGCTAACCAGGGTGCTGGTTATGCTGGTGGCACAGGTCAAGAATTCCCTATCATTGGTGATGGGACAGGTGCTCGTGCTATCATCGACGTTGTTTCTGGTAAGATTACCAAAGCAATCGTATCAAAAGGTGGTAAGGGATACAGTTGGGGTCTAGTTGACCTCGGTCCTATCAACGCCAATATCACTCAAGCAGCAGAACTAGAGGTCATTATTCCTCCATCTAGAGGACACGGTTATGACCTATACGAAGAACTAGGTACAGATAAGATTCTGGTGTATTCACGCTTTGATGATTCAAATAGTGACTTCCCAACAGACACCAAGTTCTCACAAATTGGTATTATTAGAAACCCACAAATCAATGGGTCTCTACAGACATTCACTGAGAATACATTTACTGCTGCTGATTCAATCAAAGTCCTATCCTTCAGTGGTGACATTGAGGTTGGTCAAGTCATTAGTCAGCAAACTGATGATGGTATTGCTAGAGGGTATGCTGTTTCATTCGATGAAGAAACCAAAGTCCTCAAGTATATCCAGGATAGGTCACTCTATCTAAACCAGAGTAAAGTCCAAATCGTTGACGGTAGTGTTGACTATGTTGGTATTAGTACTAGGGGTGAGAAAATCCCATTCGTTTCTAATAACAACAACATCATTACTGACGATGGTTTCCTTGCTACAGTTGATACAACCTTCAATGGTTCATCTGAAACTGTTGCTGATAAGTCAGTCGAACTCGGTGTTGAGTTCACAAATGGCATTGCCGCAAGTGAGATAAATAAACAGAGCGGTGAAATTCTATACTTGGACAATAGACCAATTGTGCCAAGGAATCCCCGCCAAAAAGAAGACGTTAAAATCATCTTGGAATTCTAAACGATGTCCCAAATCAATCTCGATACTAGTCCATACTTTGACGATTTTGATGAGGATAAAGACTTTTATAAAGTTCTCTTCAAACCAGGATTTCCTGTTCAAGCAAGAGAACTGACGACACTTCAGTCAATCCTCCAAAATCAAGTTAGTAAGTTTGGCGAACACTTCTTCAAAGAGGGTTCGATGGTCATCCCTGGTGCCATCACATACAACCCAAACTATACCTGTGTATTGGTAAACCCGCAGCAGGGTGGTATTGATGTATCGTTATATTTGAGCAGTCTTATTGGGACTAAGATTGTAGGTGGAATTTCCGGTGTAAGAGCAAAAGTAGTTAATATTCTCCTCCCTCCTGCTGAAGTAGCAGTCAACCCCACCATCTATATCTCATATGAGGATAGTGGTACTGATGAAGAGACAGGAACATTCCTAACAAACGAACCTCTAGTCAATGAGTCACCAATCGTTTATGGGAATACAACAATCAATGCTGGTAGTATCTTTGCTACTACTCTAGTTCAAGATGCTGTAACTACTGGTTCATCAGCACAGATCGCTGATGGTGTTTATTTCATCAGAGGAACATTCGTAAAAGTCCAGAAAAGTCTAGTTATTCTAGAACCCTATATCAACACACCATCTTTCAGAGTTGGTTTGCAGGTTAATCAAAGCATCGTTACTGCTGGTCAAGACGACACACTATACGATAATGCTAAGGGTTTCAACAACTTCTCTGCTCCAGGTGCTGACCGTCTCAAGATTACGGCAAAACTCACCAAGAAACCAATCGATGATACAAACGACACCAACTTTATTGAGTTGCTCCGTGTCACCGATGGTAATATCAAGAAATTAGAAGAAGCGACAGAATACAATTATCTAAAAGATTACCTCGCTAAAAGGACTTATGATGAGTCTGGAGACTATGTTGTTAAGGGTCTAGGTGTAACTGTTGATGAATCACTAAACAATGGTTTAGGTAATGGTGGTTCCTATGCTGTAGGTCAACTTACTGAGGAAGGTGCTACTCCTACGACTGACCTAGCGTGTGTCAAAGTCCAAGCAGGTGTTGCATATGTTCGTGGTTATGATGTAAAAACACCAGGAACAACCAACTTAGACTCACCAAAACCAAGAACAACTGATAATATCTCTTCTGCTTCCATCCCATTTGAGATGGGCAACCAGTATCTCGTAAACAATGTTACTGGTACTCCTGCTATTGGTTTGGATTATGATGATAATATCGTCCAACTATATGACGGTAGACTATCTTCCAACGCCCCTTCTGGCAACTTGATTGGTGAGGCACGCCCTTATTCATTCAATTTACACGACGGTTCTTACCAAGATACTACTACCGTATTTGACTTATATCTATTTGATACTCAAATTTTCACAAAGGTTACTGTAAACTCTGATCCCTCAAGTCTGTTACTTGCCGGATACAAAGTCAAGGGTCTCAGCAGCAACTCAATTGGTTACGTTAGAACTCTCAATGGGAACGATGTAACTCTAACTCAAGTTGATGGTGAATTCCAGAGAGGAGAAACACTATCAATCAACGGCACCACATCTAATACCCTCACCATTGCCTCTGTAGACGCCTACAAGACCGATAATGTAAGATCTATAGGTCAGAATGCCCCTTCTATTGATGGCGGACTACAGGTCAATTTCGCTTCAGAAACACTTCTCTATCCTAGAGTCGCAGAAAACTTCTTACCAGACGATACCTTCACTATTACTGCTAGTGGTGTAGTCGCTTGTGGTGGACGCACATTTAATAGTTTCAAGGTCGGTGATATTGTTGCTTACCAGAAGTCTGGCGAATCACTAATCACCTTCAATAGAGTTAGTGCTATCTCTGCTGATGATCTCTCTATGACCATTGAGGCAGTTGATGATGTTGTAGGATCAGTTGACGGCACATTGCCTGCAGAAACTATTGATGTCGTTATGAGACTTATGATCTCTCAGACATTCAACCAAGATAAGTCATTCTTATATGCTACTCTTGAAGAGAGAACAACAGCAAAACTAGACCTATCTTCCTCTGAGTTGATATTCACCAAGCAAATTACTGGTCTCAGTATTGATGCTGGTGGTACATTGACCGCAAACAGCAGTGCTTTGAATGTCAATAACTCTGACTTTGCTGCCTATAGACCAGGAAGATACAGTATTACTCTATCTGACGGCACCAATGTAAAAATTGATTCTACTGCCGTATCATTCACTAGTAATACCGTTAGTATCCACAACCTACCACCAAGTCAAACTAATGTAGTTGCAAATGTTACTGCTATTAAGAGTGGTATTCGTTCCAAGACTAAGATTGTTTCTCGCTCAGAAGAACTAATCGTAGATAGAATTTCTACTGGCATTGGTACCGACAAATATCAACTACAACCAAGTCCATACTATGGTCTTCGTGTTGATGACCAGGAAGTTTCACTCAACATTCCTGATGTAAGAAATATTGTTGCTGTCTATGAGTCACTGGATTCAGGCAATCCAACTCTAGATGTGATGCAGTTTGTTGCTGGTCTTGCCTTAGATGCCAACCTAGTTAGAGGTGAGTATGTAAGAGGTGAGGTAAGTGGTGCTGTTGCACAGGTCATCACTGTTCCAGACCAAGAGAATGTGAGAATTGTATATCTCAGTCAAGACAAATTTGAAGTTGGCGAACTAGTAATCTTCCAAGAATCTGGTGTCCAGAACATCCTACAGGGGATGGTGGATGGAAACTACTTAGACATTACAGATAGATACACACTCGATAATGGATACAGAGAGCAGTTCTACGATTATGCTAGGATTGTGAGATCTGATAACGGTGTAGCACCTAACAAGAGACTAAGAATCATCTATGATGCCTTCACTGTCCCTGCTGATGATAAGGGTGACTTCTACACAGTAAACTCATACGACAATCCATCATTTGAGTACTGGATGCCTAACTTAGGTCCCCAGAAAGATATTCGTGCTTCTGATACACTTGATTTCCGTCCTCGTGTCAAACCATTTGACCTTGCTACAACGGCAGACTCACCATTCAACTACACTCAGAGAGATTTCGGTAGTGTAGGCAACACTCCACTACAGGTAGTTGCTCCTAATGAGAGTATGTCTCTTGGATATGACTTCTATCTTGGAAGAAAGGATAGAGTTATTGCAACCAAAGAAGGTAAATTCCAAGTTGTTATGGGTGCTCCAAACAGAGACCCATCATATCCAGACTCTGCTGAGACAGCAATGGAACTCGCTCGTATCGAGTATCCACCATATGTCTTCGATATGAATGACATCAAAGTTATTCAAATCGATAACAAGCGTTATACGATGAAGGATATTGGAAGACTAGAAACTCGTATTGAGAATCTAGAAGAGATTACTTCACTCTCACTACTAGAGAGACAGGCAGAGTCTGTAAATATTACTGATGCTGATGGTAATATCAGATTCAAGACTGGTTTCTTTGCCGATGACTTTACATCACTAAACTTTGTAGACATCAATAACCCAGACTACAAGGCAGATGTCATTACCTCATTCGGAACACTTGCTTGTCTTCAGGAATTTGGAACTATTCCAATCCGTCTACTACTAAAGGATGGAATTGACTCCCAGACAATCGCTCTAGATGGTGACCTACCTCTAGTAGATCCTAATACGACCAAGACTGGTGACCTAGTAACACTCGACTATAGTGAGAGGAAGTGGATTTCACAACCACTAGCATCGAGAATTGAGAATGTAAACCCATTCAATGTTATTCTCTATAATGGTTCGATGTCTATCGCTCCTAGAAGCGATGACTTTGTTGTTACAAGACAACTCGGTAGTCAGCGTATCAATGTATACGGCACGACAACTGGTGACTTCTCTAAGACTTTCGTTGAGAGTGTTGAGGTTGCTCAGTTTATGCGTGAGAGAAACGTTGCTTTCTCTGCTGATGGTCTTCGTCCACACACTCGTTTCTATCCTTTCTGGGATGGTCAGGCAGGGGCGGATATTATCCCCAAACTAATTGAAATCAATATGAGGTCTGGTGCCTTCATCGTTGGTGAGACTGTCCGTGGTTTCAACGGAAGCACACAAGTCTTTGCTGCTCGTGTTGCCGCACAGAATCATAAGACTGGTCCTTTCAGTGCTCCAAGAAGAAAGTATACACAAAACCCATACAGAAGAGGTGAGATTATTCCTGGAGCATACTCAGGATCCTCTACCATTCTAAACATTGACATCTTCTCACTTGCTGATATGAGTGATGAAAGATACTATGGTCTACTTGCTACAGGAATGAGAATTGAGGGTGCCTCTAGTCGTGCTGTAGCAGATGTTACTGACCTTAAGTTAGTATCAGATACCTTTGCTGAATTGCAGGGTGCTATCTACTTCAGAGACCCCTACACAACTCCAGCACCAGCATTCAGACTAAGAACTGGAATCAGAACTTTCCGTTTATCGTCAAGTGCTGCTAATGCTAAACCAGTATTGGGAAGCACCAATGTTTCCTTCACTGATGCTACATTCGAATCATCAGGTACTGTCCAGAACAGAAGGACTGAAACTATTGGTGTCCAGGATTTACCACCACCCCCACCACCAATCATTATTGATAACACAGTCACAAATAACTTCCAAACAGTTATTGATAGGACACAAACACAAGTTATTGATAGAACGGTTACTGTTGAAAACAACTTCGTCGAAAGAAGATTTATTGACAGAACAAGAACCATCGTCAACAATATCACTAGAGTCGAAAGACGAGTGAGGCGTCAAAGACGACAGGAAAGAGATGAGGATAGATATGATGATCCTTTGGCACAAACCTTCCGTGTAGATGAGACTGGAGCATTCTTGACTTCAGTTGACATCTATATGGCAGCAAAGTCGGAGACAGATAACTTAGCAGTTGAGATTCGCACAACTGAATTGGGAACTCCCACAACACAACTTGTTCAGTCATATGCTCGTGTTGTATTAGGTCCTGATGATGTCAATGTCTCTAGTGATGCTACTGTTCCAACAACAGTATTCTTCCCATCACCAATTTACCTAGAACCAGGCATTACATATGCACTAGTTCTATTAGCACCAACTACTGACGACTACACTGCTTGGATTGCCCGTATGGGTGAAGGCAATGTTGCTCCTGGTCAAGCATCAGGTGTCGCTGACGGCGTCTCTGGTTCCTTACAGGACGACCAGGCAGCAGTTGAGACTGATACCGCTGTAGACAATACTGATACCGAGACTGATGGAGATGCTGCCACTGGTACTGGTCAGGTTATTATCTCACAGCAGTATCTAAATGGTTCGCTATTCAAGTCACAGAATGGTAGCATCTGGACACCGAGTCAGTTTGAAGACCTCAAATTTACTCTCTATAAGGCGTTGTTTACTACTGAAGAGGGAACTGTATTCCTTACAAACCCACCACTCAGCAACTCAACTCGTATCCGTAACAACGGCATCTTGACTCTACCAAGAAAAATCAAGGTCCGTGTCCAACCAAACAGTTACAACTTCCAACCTGGTGATGCTATTACCTCTGTTGGTTCTGGTTTCACCAATGTTTCTAAGGTCCCAGCAGACATCGATGCTCTCGGCGGACCAATGACAACTGTTGATATCACTGATGGTGGTTCCGGTTTCATTGATGGTAGTTACACTGCTGTTGAGGCATACTCACTATCTGTTGCTGGCGTCTTAGGTAGATCTGGTTCTCTCGGTGAGAATGCTACACTCAACATTAATGTAACAGACGGCGTAATCGACAGTGCTACTGTTGTTAGTGGCGGTGTTGGATATAAAGTCGGAGACACTGTTGGTATTAAGACATCCGATGTTGCTGATGCTGGTGGAGACGCTATTATCACTATCGAAAGTATTGGTGATACAGATACGCTATATCTAACCAATGTTCTTGGTGAAAGATATGTTGCTACTGATAGCATCAAGAAAATCGCCGAGAATGGTCAACTAATCTACACTGGTGTTGATGTTGATGCCCTTGGTTCGACAGTTATTGACCCAATGTATGCTGGTGATGTCTTTGTTGTTGACTGTCCTGCACACGCTCTACACGCTGATAATCAGTTCTTGTCTATCGTCAACTGCTTAGGTGACCAACCTGCAACTTCCCTCAGTGGGCAGTTGAATATCACCGATACTCAGTTGATCGTTGATAATACTGCACCATTCGCAACCTTTGAAGGTATTACCACATCGTTTGGTTATGCTTACTTGGGTGGTGAGATTATCGAATACACAAACAATGGTGATGGCACATTAGGCATCACATCCCGTGGTGTTGATAATAGTGCTGTTCTAATCCACGACCCAGGCACTAGAGTTTATAAGTATGAAGTTAGTGGTGTATCCCTCAGAAGAATCAATACTCTTCTAGAGACACCTATCAACTCAACTTTAGGAGACACTAGAACATTCAATACATTACCTATCAAGATTGACCGCTCAGATAGGCAGTCTGGTCCAGGTATGCTCTGCTTCAATCAACAGGGAGAAGTTGGTGGTTCTAATGCTTATATCGCTCAAAACTTCCAGTTTAATCGTATCCTCCCATCAATGGGAACATTCACACCGAATGAAACAACCAGTATCACTGGTACTATTAGAACGATTAGTGGAACAAGTTGTAACGGTAATGAGATATCCTATATCGACCAGGGTTATACCCCAGCAACAGTCGATGGATACACTAGATTCGAAACACCTCGTCTCATCGCCAACCGAATCAATGAAGTTACATTCCTAGAAGACATTCCAGCACAGGCATCATTCACTTATGCTGCTTCACTCAAGAGCACGGACCAAAACCTCAGTCCAGTAATTGATGTTTCACAAACCAATATGGTCTTTGTGAGAAATGCTGTTAATGCTCCGGTCAAAAACTTTGCTGATGACGCTAGAGTAAATAGAACGAATGGTGACCCACACTCATCCATCTATATCTCAACCAGAATCGATATCAAGAATCCTTCTACTTCATTGAAGGTATTCATCACAGCATATCGTGATGCTTCCTGTGACTTCCGTGTCCTATACCGTCTATTCGGTCCATCGACACAAGGCGGAACAGATCCATCTTGGGAACTCTTCCCTGGTTACACCAATATGCTAGATGTTGATGGTGATGGTTTCGGTGATACCGTAATCGACCTATCTAAGAACAACGGTCTTCCTAACAAGTTTGTCAAGGCAAGTGCTGTTAACGAATTCTTAGAATACGAATACGAGCAGAAGAATCTACCTGAGTTCCAGGGTTTCCAACTCAAGATCGTAATGTCTGGTACTAACGAGGCGAGAGCACCGTTCTACAGAGATGTAAGAGCAATCGCATTAGCATAATGAAGGGATACGCAAAGGTAGAGGGACACGACAACCTCTACCGTGATAATAAGTCGGGTGCCATCGTTAATATGGATGTGCAAGGATACCGAAACTACAAAAAGAAGTTTCTCAAGGAATCGAGATCTAAAAATGAACTAGAGACATTGAAGAATGATCTAGATGAGTCTAAGAAGCAGATTGAGGAATTAAAAGAACTAATCCAACAAATGATAAATAGATAATAGTATCCTATAACTTGAGATATGGCAAGCGCCTACGTTTCTAATATAACTATTGACCAGGGTGCTGATTTCTCTGCTAATTTCAAGTTAGATGATGCGGGCACTAGTGTTCCTATTAACCTCACACAATTTCGTGGTGTAGGTCAACTTAGGAAACATCCTAGTGCCCCTTTTGGTGTGGAGTTTGATGTCAAAGTACTCAAACCCACTAGTGGTGAAATCACCATTAGTCTAAATTCAGAGCAGACAACTGCCCTCAAAGAAGGTAGATATGTCTATGATGTAATTCTGATTAGCAAACAAGATAATAAAGTTTATCGTGTTGTTGAGGGAATGGCATTAGTAAACCCAGGAGTAACAGACATGCAATCTGGTGTAATCAAACCAAGTCAACCACCTGTAGCAATTGGCACAAAACCACCTGCCGATCCAGTCCCAGGAGACCTCTGGTGGAACTCTTCTGATGGTCGTATGTATATCTACTATACTGACCAAGATAGTTCTCAGTGGGTCCAAGCAACACCAACTAGCGAAGATACGGAGAGGTCCTGATGGCAAATTTACTCGACCAAATCGGACAACGCAATGTAGTCCGAGTTATTTCAAACGGACTACCAGCATCATTCGGTAACTTGAATGATGTAGATAATATTGGTATTGGCACTGGTGAAGTTCCTATCTGGAATGGAGATCAGTTTACCCCTATTGTTGAGGGTTCTCAGATCAGTAAGTCTACTATTGTCCTTACAGTAAACCCAGATACAAGCAGAACTGCTTGGACTGATACAATTGATGCGGGTTTCTTCTGATGGCAAAACCAAGCACTAGACAAGAATTAGTAAACTACGCCTTGCGTCAACTTGGTGCTCCAGTGTTGGAAATCAACATTGCTGATGAGCAGATTGATGATGTGTTGGATGACACTATCCAGCATTTCCAAGAGAGACACTATGATGGTGTAGTCAGGACATATCTCAAGTATGAGATTACAGAGCACGACATTGCTCGTGGTAGTGACTATAACCCATTCACTAATCCAGGAATTTCGACAGCATCTCTCACCTACCCCGGTGACAAGACTCCTACGACTGCTACATTCATTGAGAACTCCAACTATATCCCTATCCCTGATTGGGTGATTGGTGTTGAGAGAGTGATGGCACCTAGAGCAGCAAATGGTGGTGGTGGATTTGGAGCATTCCCTGGTCTAGGTATTCTAGGTCCTGGTGTCTCACCATATGGTGGGATGGGAGGTATGAGCGGTTTCTATGGTGGTGGTATGCTTGACTACTACCTAGCGAAGCAGTGGTTTGAAACATATGACTTCATGTTCAATCCAGAGACGATGATTCGTTTCAATAAGAGAATGGACAGATTGTATATTGATTTCAACTGGAGTGCCCTGTCAGGTGGTGAAGTAATCCTTATCGATTGCTATAGAGCACTTGATCCCGAGGACTTTGTTAAAATCTATAATGATAGTTGGGTCAAAAAGTATTTGACCGCTGCCCTCAAGAAACAGTGGGGACAGAACCTCATCAAATTCCGTGGAACAAAACTTCCAGGCGGTATTGAGATGAATGGTAGAGAAATCTACGATGAAGGTGTAAAAGAATTGGACATCATCAAACAAGATATGTCTAGCACCTACGAACTTCCTCCTCTTGATATGGTGGGTTAAATGGTTGTTAATCCTTTCTTCCTTCACGGATCAACACAAGAACAAAACCTGATGCAGGATCTCGTTAACGAGCAACTCCGCATGTATGGTATTGATGTCTTTTACATTCCTAGAGAGTTTGTAAAGGAAGCAACTATTATGAGAGAGGTAACATCCTCTCAGTTTAGGTCATATTTTATCATCGAAGCATACCTCAATAACTTTGACGGTTATGGTGGTCAAGGTGATATTATGTCCAAGTTTGGTATTCAGGTCAAGGACGATGTAACTCTTACTATCTCCAGAGAGAGGTATGAGAGTTATATCGCTCCATTCTTGAATTCTAGAATGTTGTATCTGATGAATACAGCAACCAATACAAATGAATTACCAACAATTCATAGACCGAAAGAGGGAGACTTAATTTACTTCCCACTCGGCAGAAGATTATTTGAAATCAAGTTTGTAGAGCACGAGAAACCATTCTATCAACTTGGTAAAGGTTACACCTATGAGTTAGAGTGTGAGTTATTCGAGTATGAAGATGAGGTATTCGATACTTCTATCGATGAGATCGACTCCACACTATCCAATAAAGGATACATCACATCACTTGAGTTGATCGCTCTAAGCAATAGAGCAGAGGTATCCTACAAACTAGGCACTGGTTATATTGAAAAACTACTCATCTTGAATGAGGGTAAAGGTTATACAGCAACACCTGATATTGTTATTGAACCTCCACAGGTTGGTACTGACCCACAGATTGCCTTGATAATGAATCAGGCAACAGTCAATAACAGCACATCATCTGTGAAGGACTTGGTGGTATTCCGTAGTGGCAGTGGTTATACTGAGGCACCTACAATTAACATCGTTCCCCCTGATAGGCAAGGTAGTGGTGCTCTAGTTAGAGCAGGTATCAACACCGACCCACTATCTAAAGGTATTATTGAGTTTGATGTTGAGGAGCAAGGCACAGGTTATGCTGAAGACGCTATGATTAGTGTCTATGATAATGATAATAATATTATCGCTGAAGGTGTTGCTCTAACGAACGGCACAAAGATCGTCCAGGCAGTTGTTACCAACCCAGGTAAGGACCTGTTTGAGGGCGCTACAGTCATCGTAGATGCCCCTCCAGACGCTGGTGATGGTGACTTTATATACAATGAAATTGTTGAAGGTAAGACATCAGGCACCCAGGCACGAGTCCGTGGTTGGGATGGTGTTAGTAAAGTCCTTCAGATTACTAATCTAGACCCAGAGAAAGAGGATGTTGACTTCTCTAGAGAGGAAGTTCTTGTCGGTAAGACCAGCAGGGCACGATACTCTATCAAGAGATGGAACACTAGAACTCCGTCAGATAAATACTCCGAATCTGATGACATCCAAGATGTTGCAAACGATATCGTTGATGAGACAGAATTCAATCAGTTTGGAAGTTTCAACGATAATTCCTACAACTTCGATTCATCGAATCCATTTGGCGACTAAATAAAATAGTATATTACGGTATATTCCTGTGGTTGACTATTTCTATCATGAAATAATCAAACGAACCGTTGTTGGTTTTGGAAACTTATTCAATAACGTTCATATTCAGAAGACAGATCCAAAGGCAAGTGTCATTAACGACATGAAGATCCCTTTGGCGTATGGTCCTATGCAGAAATTTCTTGCTAGGATTACTCAGCAAAGTGAGTTAAATCAACCCACTGAGATCACTCTTCCTAGAATGTCGTTTGAGATGAACTCTATTGCCTATGACGGCACTAGGAAAACTCAACCTACACAGACATTCAAAACTCTAGAAGACGGCACTAAACTCAAAAGGGTTTATCTGCCTGTCCCTTATAATCTGGGTTTTGAGTTGAATATAATGACTAAACTCAATGAGGATGCCCTACAAATCGTAGAGCAGATTCTCCCTTACTTCCAACCATCATTCAACATCACTGTTGATTTGGTGGACTCTATTGGTGAGAAGAGAGACATCCCCATCGTTTTAGATGGTATTAACTTTACTGATGATTATGAAGGAGACTTCACAGCACGCAGGACTATCATCTATACACTCAGTTTTACTGCTAAGACCTATCTATTTGGTCCTATCAGCGATACTGGAGATGGTCTCATCCGCAAGGTACAGGTTGATTACCATACCGATACTAAACCGACAGCGCCAAGGGAAGTCAGATATACTGTTACTCCCGACCCAGTTGATGCTGAACCGGGTGATGACTTTGGTTTCAATGAGGATACAGTTCTCTTCTTCGATTCCAAAAAGTATAGTCCCACACAAGATGCTGATTACAATCCTTAAACATGAGTAATTTTGAATCGATCGATGAAGCATTGGATTGTGAATCCACTATTGTGAAACCAGAAAAAGCACCTGTTGTCCGCAAGGAGAATACTGCTACTGAAATTGATTCACAAGATGCAAGAAAAGATTATGATTACACTCGAGCAAACTTATACAGTTTGATTGAAAAGGGACAGGAAGCAGTAAATGGCGCCCTGGAACTTGCTCAAGAGAGTGATAGTGCTAGATCTTATGAAGTTGCTGGAGCATTAATTAAGAATATTGCCGATGTGACCGATAAGTTGCTAGACTTACAGAAGAAAGCAAAGGACTTGGAGCAGGTGAACATCACCAACAACCAAACCAATGTTACTAACAATTCCGTCTTTGTCGGATCAACTACTGACCTTCAGAAGATGATCAAAGAAGGAATGATAAATAGTCTATCAGATTAAACTACCATGGCTAAGTCAAAGAGTAATCCTGAAAAGGGTGAAAAGAAATCTAAGCAATGTGATAATTGTGGAGAATCCGAGAAGGATTGTACCTGTGATTATAAAAAGATAAAGAAGGGATCTTATGGTCTCGACACAATTATTGGAGATGACGACGACAATGATCAGGGTGGAAACTCTGGTATGGACGGCGGAATGTCCGAGGCACTTAAGGCACCATCAAATAAAGACCTTGATGGTTTCAGTAAGGAAAAGAGAGAGAAGAAACTCAGCGACTTTAAAGCACAAGCAGGAGAAGCAAAGTCTCGTGCTAAAGATAAAGAACGCAAAGGGCAACTTGCCTCTGAAAGGCAAGCAAAAGGAATTAGATTCTATGACTCTAAAGGGTCTGGATATCTAAAAAGTGGCAAGAAAACTTACGATTAATTTAAAAATAGTATCAATTGCGCTAAAGCGTGTTCTTATTAAATTTGTAAAATGGAAAACATCCAACCTTTTTGGTCTAAAATGAAGTCCAAAACTTCCAAAGAGTCTTTCATTTTGGATGACGCTAATGGAAACCCAGCATTTGAAGTTACTAACTACTATGCTGAGGCAGATATGACTGGTGCTCCCTCTATCAAAGATAAAAAGGAAAAAGAGGACCTAAAGACATCAGTCAAATATGATAAGCATATGGGCGTTCATGCCCCCAGTATCAAACCACAAAAAGATGGTAAAAAAATGGAAGAGCAGTCCAACCTTGGAGAAGGTAAAAAAAAGGGTTTGTGGGATAACATCCACGCCAAGCGTAAGCGCGGTGAGAAACCTGCTAAGAAAGGAGACAAGGATTATCCTGACACCCTTGACATTGGCGAAGGTATGAAGCAAGCACGTAAGAATGTCGGCGCTGACAAGTGTTGGGATGGTTACAAAGCAAAGGGCACCAAGAAGAAGGACGGTAAAGATGTCCCTAACTGTGTCAAAGAAGGTAAGAAGACCTTCGCTGAGTTTAATGAGTCAGCATGGCAGCGTAAAGAGGGAAAGAATAAAGCCGGGGGTCTTAACGAGAAGGGACGCAAGTCCTATGAACGAGAGAACCCCGGCTCCGACCTCAAAGCACCTCAACCTGAAGGTGGTCCTAGAAAAAAGTCATTCTGCGCTAGAATGGGTGGAATGAAAGGACCTATGAAAGATGATAAGGGCAAACCAACACGTAAGGCACTAGCATTACGAAAATGGAAGTGCTAAAATATAAATAATTCATCTTATAACATTTGCCTGAAATGGACTTGTTAGTTGTTAAGTACGCTTTGACTCACGCTTTAGAGCACCTTTGGTTTATGGGACTGCTTTGTTACCTATTGGTCACAGTCCCAGTACTGGGTATTATGTTTATTCACCCACAACAAAGGTAAAAAAAATATAAAACATAGTAAATAGTCGGGTAGATGCATCAGCATGATGACAGTCCCCGGATTTTTCGCTTACACTTGTACGATCCTATTTGTAGCAAATCTAATAAAGGTAGGATTTATCGAGAATAAATAGTATTGACGACAAACTCTGGTTAAATGTCGATACTCACACACACAAATAATAACTACGTTAGATACGATGACGACAACGTAGTTGCTGTACCACAACCTGCATTTAGAAGTGCGAGTATGGATGCAGCCGGTTGGACTAACTTTACCTGGAAAGATTTTGATGGTGATTATGTAAAGACTCTAGTGGGTGGTGGTGCAACTTCCATTCAGGAGTATGTGAAGAGAGACGTAGATAATAATATAGTCATCCCAGGTCAATACATCAGGCGTGACGAAAACAATAACCCAGTAGGTAGTTTGAATCCACTAGAAATTGTAGGTGTTGGTAATATCACAGCACCTAACGGATTTGCTGTCGGTAGAGATGTGGCTGGTCAGGTTGCTGGTTATCAGGGTGGTACTGAACCCATCACTGTTGAAGGTCAGTTACAGAAACAAGAAACCCCTGGTGGTGCTTGGACTGGTATTAGTCCTTGGACGGCAGTTGATACTGCAGTAAAAGAAATAGACTCTTCTTTGGTGGGAGCTAGACTTCGTATTTCTACTAGAATTCAAGATGCCATAATCGCTCCATCATATCTCACTGTCAATACTCCTGCTTCGGATGTTGTTGTTGATGAGATGAAGGTCGATGTGAATGGTACTCTTACTTTTAGTGGAGCGGACCCTGCATATCCAGGAGATGTACTTACTATGACAGAAGGCACTATAACCGGTGGTATCGGTCCATTTACTAAGCCATATGAATGGCTTAGAAAACCAACTGGCACCACGAATGTGTATGTAAGATTTGGTGCTCCAGAGGGATTGACTTATACTATTCAGTATAGTGATATTGGTTATGAGATTAGAGGAAGAACTTACTGGACTGACGCATACAATTATCACAAAGCTATCGCTGCGATTCCAAACCACATTGAGGTTATAGCAGAACCACTAGCATTGGTATCAAAGGGAACTCTCGATGGAGTTGGTCAGTCAGGCACAGTCCTAACACAAACTGCAGCAGTATTCAGTGGTGGTGTTCCCCCATTCACTTATAGATATGAATGGGTCAGAAGAGTGACTGGTGGGTCAGGATTCTTCGAGTTTGGTGCTCCAGATGGTCTTCAGTATATTACTAGGTCTTCTGATGTCGGTTATGATATTAGAGGAAGAACTGTAATCATTGACTCCTTAGGAAGTACGTTGAGTAGTAGTTCTACTATTCCTCAGGATGTCACCATAGTAGAATAATCATCATTTTAACTTTATTATGCCAGCAGTTGATAACAAGTATCTAGGTAATCCTAATCTCAAGAAGGCAAACGTTGCCGTTAATTTTACTCTAGATCAAGTCAAAGAATATATTAAGTGTAAGGAAGACCCTATTTACTTTTCCAAGAAACACATTAAAATTGTGTCCTTGGATAAGGGTCTCATACCTTTTACAATGTATGACTTCCAGGAAAACCTCGTCAGAAGTTTTCACGAGAAGAGATTTACTATCTGTAAGATGCCTCGTCAGACAGGTAAGTCTACGACCTGTGTTGCATTTCTACTCCATTATCTAATCTTTAACGACAACGTCAATATCGGTATCCTAGCAAACAAAGCAGCAACTGCTAGGGAGATTCTTGGTCGTCTACAGATTGCTTATGAGAACTTACCGTCCTGGATGCAGCACGGTATCATCTCCTGGAACAAAGGATCTGTTGAACTTGAGAATGGTTCTAAGATTCTAGCAGCGTCTACCTCAGCATCTGCTGTCCGAGGTATGTCGTTCAACATCATCTTCCTGGACGAATTTGCGTTCGTTCAAAATAATATTGCTGACCAGTTCTTCGCGTCAGTATATCCTACGATCTCCTCTGGTAAATCTACCAAGGTTATTATCGTATCCACGCCACACGGTATGAATCACTTCTACCGTATGTGGCACGACGCTGAGAAGAGTAAGAACGAGTATAACCCCATCGAGGTCCATTGGTCTCAGGTGCCGGGTCGTGATGATGCCTGGAAGGCACAGACGATTGCCAACACCTCATATGACCAGTTCAAGGTTGAGTTTGAATGTGAGTTTATTGGTTCAGTTGATACTCTCATCTCACCAACTGCTCTGAGAGCAATGGATTATGAACTTCCTATCAAGTCAAATGACCATCTAGATATTTTTGTAGATCCAAAGGAAGAGCACAACTATGTTATTACTGTTGACGTTGCTAGGGGTGTTGGGAAAGATTACTCTGCCTTTGTTGTTTTTGATGTTACTAAGTTTCCTTATACTGTAGTAGCAAAGTATCGGGATAATGAAATCAAACCGATTGTATTCCCAAGCATCATACAGAGAGTATGTAAGATGTATAACAGGGCGTGGACTCTTATTGAGGTCAACGATATTGGCGACCAGGTCGCTTCTATCCTCAACTATGACCTGGAGTATCCCAATGTCCTAATGTGCGCTATGAGAGGGCGAGCAGGGCAGCAACTCGGTTCAGGATTCTCTGGCACTAAGACACAGTTGGGTGTGAAGATGAGCACAGCAACCAAGAAACTCGGTTGCTCCAACCTCAAAGCATTGATTGAGGAGAATAAACTCACCTTCACCGACTACGATATTGTCCAGGAGTTGACGACCTTTATCTCCAGGAATAATACATTCGCTGCTGAAGATGGATGTAATGATGACCTAGCAATGTGTCTAGTCATCTTTGCTTGGGTGGTTGCTCAGGATTATTTCCGTGAGATGACGGATAATGATGTTAGAAAAGAGATCTATAATGAGAAGGAAAACCAGATAGAGCAGGACATGGCACCCTTTGGTTTTGTTAGTGATGGCACGGATTCAACCTCTTTTGTAGATAATACAGGAGATCGTTGGTATACAGATGAATATGGGACCAATAGTCATATGTGGGAATATATGTAACTCTTTCTGAAATGTTTATTTTGATAAATATTTTTAGATTATTCGGATTTTCAAAAGGGAGACTCACCAGATGCCTGTAAATTTAGCATCGCCCGGAGTACTCGTAAGAGAAGTCGATTTGACCCTAGGTCAAGTCCAAACCTCTTCCGATAAAACCGGTGCCATCGTCGCCTCTTTCGCTAGAGGCCCCGTTGATGAACCCACACTAATCGCAAGCGAGAACGAACTTTTAGACGTTTTCGGTCAACCTAGTTCCACTGATAGACAGTATGAGGGATGGTTATCCATCGCTTCCTACCTTGCTTACGGTGGTATTATGAGGGTTGTTCGTTCTGATAACGATAACTTGCGTAATGCGTTTGTGGGCGCAGCATCAAGTATTAAGATTAAGAGTCTAGAGGATTACAATGCTCTAGGATATGATGAGAACATCATTCCTGGTGTTACTATTGCAGCAAGAAACTGTGGTTCTTGGGCAAACGGTATCAAGGTAGCGTTTCTAGACGGTAAAGCAGACCAGACCTTTAAAGGTGTTGGTCTAGGACTAACAACTACCCCAACCGTTGCTTTGGGTCAAGGTGTTGTTCAGGCAATCAGCAAAGTTGCTGCAGGTGCTGGTGTAACAGCACTAGTAGAGGGCAACCTCAAAGGTATTGTTACTGGAATCGATACCATCACCGATTCAGTTGATGTAAAGGTATTATCTTTCACACCAACAACTGGAATCGAGCAGGAAGTTGATTATCAGCAGGGTGGTACTTGGTCATTCGTTGAGGGTGACTTCTCACTCTACACATCAACAGGTATTGTAACTACTACAGCACTTCAGACTCAGTTCCCAGAAGACTGGTTTGATAACCAGACAATCTCCCTACAGGGTGGTCGTATCGAGGCAAATTGGAATTCAATCGCCAACCGCCCTACAACTACTGAGTATGCTAGAAATAGAAATTCAAGATTTGATGAATTCCATGTTGTTATCTTTGATGACACTGGTGATGTAACTGGTAATGCTGGTACTATTCTAGAGAAGAACCTCGGCATCTCCAAAGCACGCGATGCTGAATTCTCTGTGGGCACTCCCTCCTACTGGAGAAAGCATCTTGCTAACACCTCCAGTTATGCCTTCGGTGGTTCACAACCCGTAGGTGTTGTTACTACTTCTTTCGAGACCGGTGGTAATGGATTCACACCTGAAAATGGTGGTGAGTGGGATCAACAGACCCGTAACGTCAACTTCTTCTCTTGTGGCAACCTCCAACTTGTTATGGAGAAAGGCACAAACTACGATGGACTAATGGACATCGAGAAGGATGGAGCACTAAGAGTAGAAGTAGGAGATATCGCTGCTGGATATGACAACTTCGAATCCGATGACGACACGAATGTAGACTTCCTAATTATGGGGTCTTCCGCTTATAACGAAGCAGAAGCACAGTCACTAGCAAACAAACTCATTTCTATTGCTGAGTTGAGAAAGGATGCTCTAGCATTCATCTCACCATATAGAGGTTCACAGATTACTGATAGTGGAGCAGGTGCTCAAGTCACCATTGCTTCAAACAAAGTAACTGATAACATCGTTAACTTCTATTCAACGGTTGGTTCTTCATCCTACGCTATCTTTGATACGGGATACAAGTACATGTATGACCGTTTCGCTGATAAGTTCCGTTATGTCCCCCTAAACGGAGACATTGCTGGTTGCTGCTGCCGCACCGACCAGGTTGCCTTCCCCTGGTTCTCACCAGCGGGCACCACAAGAGGCGCTATCCTCAACGGTTCACGCTTAGCATACAATCCCACTCAGGCGCAAAGAGACCGCCTCTACAGCGCACGTATCAACCCAGTCATCTTTGCTGGTGATATCGGTGGTATGATTCTATACGGAGATAAGACTGGACTCTCCGCTTCTTCTGCATTCGACAGAATTAACGTCCGTCGCCTATTCATCTATGTTGAGCAAGCAATCTCTGCCGCTGCTAAGGATCAACTATTTGAATTCAACGATGAGGTCACCCGTACCAACTTCGTTAACATCGTAGAACCATTCCTACGAGATGTTCAATCTAAGAGAGGCATCACCGACTTCATCGTTGTTTGTGATGAGACAAACAACACTCCTGCCGTCGTAGACAGGAATGAGTTCATTGCTGACATCTTCCTCAAGCCTACACGCTCAATCAACTTCATCGGTCTAACATTCGTTGCTACTCGTAGCGGCGTCTCCTTTGAAGAGATTGTAGGCACTGTATAATTCACTCTCTACCTTCTAACCCGGAGTTATAAATCCAATGGCAAGTACCAGAAAACAGGTAGAATCTCCCGTATTGAGGACGATTAGCGACTTCAAAGCAAAACTGACTGGTGGCGGCGCCCGCCCCAATCTGTTCGAAGTTGTTCTTCAGTTCCCTCTCTCGGCACCTACCGATACAGATACATTACAGAAGTCACGCTTCCTTGTAAAGGCAGCAGCACTTCCCGCTTCAAACATCACACCCATCGAAGTTCCCTTCCGTGGTCGTGTTCTAAAAATCGCAGGTGATAGAACCTTCGATACCTGGACCATCACAGTCCTAAACGACACCGACTTCGCTATCCGCTCTGCTTTCGAGAAGTGGATGAATACGATGAACAAGATGGAAGACGCGACAGGAACACAGGATCCCGCAGACTATCAGTCTGATGCATATGTCTATCAACTAGATAGAGATGGTTCCACCCTTCGCACATATCGCTTCCACGATATTTTCCCAACCAACATTCAGTCAATTGACCTCAACTACGAGTCAACTGATACGATTCAGGAATTCACTGTAGAGATGCAGGTCCAGTGGTGGGAAGCAATCAAAGGCAACGGCGCCAATGCCGGTGGTGAAGATATTTTCTAAATCACATTTCATATTTTCTCAGGAGGTCCTCAAAAGGGACCTCTTTTTTTGTGTGCTAAATAATAGACAGGTTATTATCACACCTCTTTTTTAATTATGGCGAGACTTTTTGGTTTCCAAATCACAGATGGACCACCAGAACGCCCCGGTTCTATTAGTCCAGTCCCCGAGAGTAACGCGGACGGCGTAGAATATTTTGCATCCGGTGGTTTTGGAAGATCATTCATCGATATTGAAGGTGTATTCAGAACAGAATACGAACTTATCCGTCGATACAGAGAGATGGCACTCATTCCAGAAGTGGAAAGTGCTGTTGAAGATGTTGTAAATGAAGCGATTGTTAGCGATACATACGAATCACCAGTCCAGGTAGAACTTAGCAATGTAAATGCTAGTGAAAAAGTAAAGAAGATTATCAGAAATGAGTTCAAGTATATCAAGGACCTTCTAGATTTCGATAAGCGTGCTCACGAGATTTTCCGTAACTGGTATATTGATGGTCGTCTACACTATCTCAAGGTCATTGACTTAGAGAAACCACAAGACGGCATTATGGATTTGAGATATATCGATCCAATGAAGGTCAAGTTTGTCCGTAAGGTCAACCAGAAGTCAAATAAATTCCCCAATGCTCAGCGTGTGTTGACTGTTAATAACACAGGCAACCAAATTCCAAACGCTAGAAACGATCAGTTTAGTCCACTTATTGACGAATACTATGTTTACAACCCTGGTGCTTCTAGCAGTGGTTACGCCGCTACTCCTGGTGTATTTAATGGAGGATCGAATCCGTCAACAGGAATCAAAATTGCAAAGGATTCCATTGCCTATTGTAACTCGGGACTAGTCGATAGAAACAACCAGACAGTTCTTTCATATCTACACAAGGCAATCAAACCAGTCAATCAACTCAAAATGATTGAAGATGCTATTGTCATCTACAGATTATCAAGAGCACCTGAAAGAAGAATCTTCTATATTGATGTCGGCAACCTACCTAAAGTAAAGGCAGAGCAATATCTACATCAGGTAATGCAGCGTTATAGAAATAAGCAGACTTATAATTCTGCTACTGGCGAGATGAAGAACGACAAAAAAGTAATGTCGATGCTAGAGGACTTCTGGTTGCCTCGTCGTGAAGGTGGTCGTGGAACTGAGATTTCTACACTACCTGGTGGACAGAACCTAGGTGAAATCACTGACCTAGAGTATTTCAGAAACAAGTTATATAACTCACTCAATGTCCCACAATCCCGTGCCCCAGGTGGTAATGAAGGATTCAACATGGGTCGTTCATCTGAGATCTTAAGAGACGAAGTCAAGTTTTCTAAGTTTGTTGCTCGTCTCCGTAAGAGATTTGCCTCACTATTCAGTGACCTACTCAAGACTCAACTCATCCTCAAGAATGTCATCACCCCCGATGACTGGGAAGAAATCAAAGATAATATCCAGTATGACTTCCTATATGACAACCACTTTGCTGAGTTGAAAGAGACTGAACTCTTACAAGAGCGTCTCAACCTACTTGCTCAAGCAGAACCCTATATCGGTAAGTATTACTCACAAGAGTATATCCGCGCCAAGATTCTCCGTCAGACTGATGGTGAAATGGTAGAGCAAGATGAGCAGATTAAAAAGGAGATCGAGGACGGGGTCATCCCCGATCCAAGCACCATTGATCCTATCACTGGTGAACCTCTACAACCTGATGGATTCGTCAATGACGCGACCGTTGATGCTGGTGGCGCTGCTTTAGATACAGCAAACGCAACAGCAAAAATGAACTCCCCTCTACCCGGTAGTGGTGAAGGGCGATTATAAACTTACTAAATAAATCATATTATCGTTTTTATTATGGACAACGTAGTAGACGCCATTGCTGTAGGTAGAGGACCTGCTGACATCAGTCAGGAAATCAAAGATGCCTTATACAGCAAGGCAAGCGAACGA